CCCCAGTCCACCCCGTATAAAACGGTTGGATTTACACAAGGAGTCCTTTAAACAGGAACAATAATGGCTACTTATAATCAACTAGGAGTTGTAGCTCATGCTCCTCAATTTCAAGATAGAATTCGTTATGCTCTAAACGTAGCAGCAGCTAACGTTTACTCCGAAACAGGAGTAACAAACCATGCTGCTAGAGCTGCATACGCTACTAAAGTAACTGCAGGTCAATATAGTCTTTTAGACGCAACTTTCGCTGTTTTAGGTAATTCTACAATAGCTGCAGAAGCTCAAGTAAACACTCAACCAGATTTTGCTATTCCAGATACAGATATACAGTTTTCTGTAAATTCTCTCTGGAATCTCTTAGCAGGAGCTTAAATTGGCTAATAGAACAGCATGGGTAGCTGGTAACGGTGCAGGTCTTACCTGGTCTACTGCAAATGCTAATGCAGGTACTCTCGCAAACACCAACTCTGTCTTAGATTCTACAGATATAACAAATGGAACAGCTCTAGATATCTTTGCTGATGTCTCCATAAGCTGTACCATTTCTTCTAGTACCATAGTTGCTGGAGCTAACGTAGCTCTTTATTTAGCTTATCTCAACCAAGATGGGACTACTTATGGAGATAATCACGTTACAACTACTCCAGCTGCTGCAGCACCCAGTTATCCCCCAATAGCTGTAATACCTCTCTTTGCTGCTGCTACTCAAACCTCTTTAATAGGCATTGCAACTGGTCTTATATTAGCTCCCGGCACATTTAGATGGATTGTTCAGAATAACTCTGGTTTTAATTTTACAGCAGCAACCATAAAGTATAGAACTTACAATATCAATCTAAATAACTAATGTCTAATTTCTCATTAGTACGTAAGAGAGGATTAATATACCCTGGAAGTAGTTATGGACCAGGATTTAATCCTAACCACATCGCTGGAACAAAAGTTCTGTTTTCAGGTGTAGCTACTATCAACGGTGCTAATTTTATCAATATTTTTAATGGGATGAAAGGTACTGTTTCTCCAACTCCCGCTGTTGGTAGGAATGGCATAATAGGTCCCTTTCTAGATACACGTGCTGCGGGTTCTGGTGGAGGTGTAACATTTTCGGGTATATACCCTGCTACAACGTCACAGAATCCCGTTACTTTAGCAGGAATTGTTCTTGCTCCTGCTACATTAGCTGGAGCTGAATTAGAGTTTATTGAGACTAGCACAACAGATGCTAACGCAAAGGCAGGCACTAATACCACAAATACTTTTACCTTTACTATGCCGGGTACTGCAAATGTGGATTCTTTAATCCCTCTTGTTGCTAATACACCATATTTTTATGCAACTTCGTATAGTTCGTCGGCGGGCAAGGCAAACTTTCTAGTTCTTAATTTGAGGACTGGACAAGTTACTACTTCAGTCATTTCTCAATCCGGTACACCCGGTAATGGCAATGGCAATATTGTGATAGGTAATGATGCTAACAACATTGGAGGAGGTAATCCAGGTTTAGCTACTGCTGCGGCTATGTTCTCAAATAATTACTTGTCGATTTCAGCTCTAAGAATATGGGCAACCGATCCCTGGTCTTTCTGGTATCCCGGCTCAATGTTGGGTAAACAACAATTTCAATCTATAACCATAACAGATATCTTGTATCCAGCTATAGTGTGTTAAATGGTATTAACTAAACGTTCTCATGAAGGTGAATTATTTATTGATCATAGAGCCTCTCCAGGTTTTACTGATGAACAAGCAATTAAATTAGGGTATATTCCTTCTGCCCTAAGTGAAGGAAAAGTGTTTGAAGCTCCGACGATGGGCTGCAATCATTGTGGAACAGTAGTGATTATGAATCCCAAAAGGACTCGTGATCGAGAATACTGTTCAAATTGTGATATGTACATTTGTGATAATTGTGCGCTCGAGCGAAAATTACCAGATTACACTCACAAAACACATCGTCAAAAGATCTTTGAACAACTAAATTTAGCGCAAATAAAGGAAATATAATTTACCATGGCAAAACGAATATTCAACCATCCCGGTCAGACTTGGGCTGCTTCAGCTACAAACGCAGCAGCCACTAACTGGATGGCACTCAAGGGTGGAGCTACCACTCAAGTTATCGACATTCTAGAGATCCTCATCTCTGGAACTGCAGCGGCATCTGCTATTCTCGCAACTGGTGTGCGTCTATCAAGCACGCTTGGAATTACTCCAACGGCTATCGCAGCTCCCGCAACAGACGGTCCTATGAACGTCTCAGCTACTGCACTTGCGTCTACAGTAATTCCATATTTCGCAGCAGGTACAGGACCTGTTCCTTCTTCTGCAGCTACCGTTGCTGCTCTTAACCTCGGTTTAAATGCCTTTGGTGGTATTATCCGTTGGAATGCAGCTCCAACTCAGCAATGGACTCAAGTGGGTAATGCTGTTGTAGGTTCAGGTGTAGGTGGTGAATCTGTTCTCTGGAACAATTCTGGTCCAGGTGGACAGTCTACTACTGCTGCTGCACATATAATCTACGAACCCTACTAATCTAGGTTAAACTATGACCTTTCGTGGTCTACAGCAGGGCCTAGCGCCCTTTGGCTACCAAAGGTTAAGTGACTATACTCAAGTAGATGGACCTTTACCCAATCTACTGAGTAAAGATAAACTTCCATTTCGACAGATGGATTGGCCTACTCCAGTAGGAGTAGAGCCCAATCCTCGTCGAAGTTGGGAATATCATTATCTTCTCCAACTAATTGGTAAAGATACATTCTTCGATGGTCCAGGTAATGTACCAGATTACGATTATCTCAATCGTCTTCCTTTCGGGCATTACGTCGAAGATTGGAGACGATCTTGGACTTGGAATTATAATCTTAACTTAATAGGTAAAGATAAACTTCCAACAGGTGATCAACTATATGATCGTCTAAATACAGGATACGAGCCGGATTATAGACGCTCCTGGACATGGAACTACAATCTCAACCTCATAGGTAAGGATATAGTTCCAGGAGAACAATATACTACCAGACCAGATCCAGTTATTTGGTATCAAACGTGGACTCTCAATCTTCTACAATCCACTTTAATACCAACACCCGCTAAACCTACTGCTCAATACGACTGGCCTAATCCTCCTCCAGTTATTTGGTATAGAAGCTGGGAGGCTTCTTACAATCAGAACTTAATAGGACAGGATACTGTTCCAGGAGAGCAATACACTAGTCGTCCTGATCCTGTTCTCTGGAATATAAGCTACACTCTGAATTTACTTCAGAGCACACTTACTCCAGTTCCTCAAAATCCCTTTGTTCAGTCTGATTGGCCAAACCCACAACCTATTTCTTGGTATAGGTCTTGGGAAGTAAATTTAGCTTCTAAATTACTTCCTCCTTTTAATCAAGATTACTGGCCTTTACCTGGTAGTTCTCCTCCTATTGTTCCTTCTTGGACTGCTTCTTATAACCTCAATTTAATAGGTAAAGATCAGCTTCCCATTAGACAACAAGATTGGCCTGTTCCTTCTCTTGTAATATGGTATCAAGATTGGTATCAAAATCTCGCTAATTCTTCAGCACCCAATCCCAAACCTTTCAATCAACAGGATTGGCCCAATCCAGGTCCAATACCCTTCCGAGATTATGGATATATTAACTTTACCGTTAATATTCCTATTCCTCCTATTCCTCCACAGGCAGATGTAGGTGGTAGAGATTGGAGACAATATCCCGAATCTCTCTCTGAGTCTTTCAAGAGAATTCATGGAGATGTTCTTCAAGCATATCAGAGAGATCAGCAAGAGAATCACGCTATAAGCGATATAGCAGCTAAGCTCGGAGCAAAAGGTGGACAAGCAAGAGCAGAAGCTCTCACACAAAAGCAGAGAACTAATATAGCAACGAAAGCAGCATTAACTCGATGGTTAAAAAGATAAATAAAGATGCTCAAAGGCTCGGTAAACTAGGTGGAAGACCTAAAACTGAAACCGCCAAGCATACACTCACCCTTAAACCCCAAACCGCTAAGCATCAATAGCTTTACCCAGGAAAACCGCTAAGCATGACACAATTCGTTAGTCCCAACACTCCAGCAGGACAATACTTTACAGTAGCTGCTTCTCAAACTAGTCAAGTCTTAGGCGCCGTAGGCGCTACAGGAGACTATTTAAAAGGTATTATTGTAGTAGCTGCTACAACTACCCCTGGATTAGTAACAGTTAAAGATGGCACTACAGCAGTAATATCTATCCCTGCAGGTACAGCTACAGTCCTCCCCTATGTTACCTATGTCCCTGTAGGAGCTTACTCCAAAACAGGAGCCTGGAACATAACTACAGGAGCTTCTGTGTCTGTCTTTGCAGTGGGTCAATTTACTTAAAGTGGATAACATACTTCAAATTATTCTTCCTCTGTTAACTGCTATATTTGGAGTATTAGGAAGCGTAGCTGGTGTTGTGTGGGTGTTATCAGGTAGATTTAACACTATTGATAGATCTATATTTCAAACACAGCAGAAAATATTAGATAAATTAGAATATCATGAGAGACATGATGATCAGCGTTTTGGAGAAGTTCAAAATGATCTCTGGATGCTCCGTACTAGAATCTTGGTAAACGAAAAGAAGCTAAATGGCGACAAAGAAGAAGACTCCATCCCTTTCCACCGAGAGACTAGCACGAAAACAACTCGCTGAGTCTTCTCTCGTTGAGTTTATTAAACTAGTACATCCTAAAAGATGGTTGGGTAACATTCACAGAGAAGTAATCTCATGGTGGACATCTAAAGAAGCTAAAACACATCAGTTGCTTCTCCTCCCTCGTGAGCATATGAAGAGTGCTTTGGTAGCCTATAGGGTGGCCTGGGCTCTAACTAGGAATCCTTCGCTACGTATCTTATACATATCTTCTACTTCTAACTTGGCCATTAAACAGTTGAAGTTTATCAAAGATATCTTGACGAATGATAACTACAGAGCCCATTGGCCAGATATGATTTACAAAGAAGAAGCAAAGAGAGAACTATGGACCCAACGAGAAATATCAGTAGATCATCCACAAAGGAAAGAAGATGCAATCCGCGATCCCTCTATATTTACAGCTGGACTTACTACTAATATCGTTGGTATGCATTGCGATATTGCCGTTCTTGACGATGTTGTGGTTGCTGGTAACGCGTATACGGAAGAAGGACGAGAAAAAGTAAGAGATCAATATTCACTCCTCTCTTCAATTGAAACGGTAAATGGACAAGAATGGGTAGTAGGTACTAGGTATCACCCCGATGATTTATACGCAGAATTAATAGGATTAGAAATAGAAGAGCATGACGAACTTGGCAACGTATGTAACAAAACTCCACTCTTTGATAACCGGGAATGGGCAGTGGAAACGGTCGGAGATGGTACAGGAGAGTTCATCTGGCCACGCACAAAGTGCCCTGATGGTAAGTGGTTCGGATTTGACACAGCAACCCTGGCTACAAAGCGGTCCCAATATCTCAATAAACTACACTTCAGGGCCCAATACTATAATGATCCACACGACGCTGAATCGTCCCCTATCCAAAGGGACCTCTTCCAGTACTATGACCAGAACTTTCTCTCTCACCGAGATGGAAGATGGTTCTTTAAAAATAACAGAGTCAACATAGTAGCTGCAGTAGATTTTGCTTATACCACAGGTAAGAAGAGTGACTACTCTTCCATTGTCGTTGTAGGAACAGACTCTCAAAATAATTACTACATTCTAGAGATAGATAGATTCAAAACAGACAAAATAAGTGAATATTTCAACAGGATCTTAAAGTTATATAACAAATGGGGCTTCAGAAAAATAAGAGCAGAAGTAAGCGCAGCTCAGTCTGTTATAGTAAAAGATCTCAAAGAGAATTATATTAGACCCAATGGGCTGTCTCTCATAGTAGATGAATACCGTCCTTCTCGTTGGCAAGGTTCCAAAGAAGAACGAATACTCTCAACCCTAGAACCTAGATATGCCAATAGACAGATATGGCATTACTTAGGTGGTAACTGTCAAGCCCTAGAAGAAGAACTCATATATCATAATCCCGCACATGATGACATTAAAGATGCACTTGCCTCAGCCATTGACTTCGCTGTTCCTCCCATGAACTTTCTCAACTTACGTGAAACAAAACCCTCTTTCAACTATAATCAACGCTTTGGTGGTGTACTTTGACCGGTAAAGTCCTAGATCTTTTAAATGTAATAAACCCCGATCAAAAGGCTACCCGTCTCACTGAAAGGTACATCGAATGGGAAACTCTCCGTCAAGTAAAGAAGAACGACTGGGAAGAAATACGAAGGTATATTTATGCTACGGACACTACTCAAACTACGAACAATCAACTCCCCTGGAAGAACAAGACCACCGTTCCAAAGCTCTGTCAAATTAGAGACAATCTACTGGCCAACTATGGTGCCACACTCTTCCCTTCTCAGTACTCTAAATGGTTAGAATGGCAGCCTGCAGCAGAAGAATCAGCAGATGCTGAGAAAGCATTAGCTATTACAAACTATATGAATTGGGTGATAACACAGCCCCAGTTTAAGCATGAACTCGATAAAATCATCATGGATTATGTCGATTTTGGTAATGGCTTTGGAACAGTAGAGTGGGTAGACCAAAGATCAGAACAACCCGATAAAACACAAGTAGGTTTTGTGGGACCTATGATTAAACGGATATCACCCCTCGATACGGTGATGAATCCCACTGCAGAAAACTATATACAATCTCCTAAATTCATACGTACCCTCATATCTATGGGTGAAGTGCGTCGTCTATTAGAACGTCTCTCCAATGACGAGAATAGACATATGTACGAAGAATTATTTAAGTATCTCAAAGAGATACGCTTCCATGCACGTACCTTTCAAGGAGATTGGATACAGCGTGATCGTCTCTATCAAATGGATGGCTTCTCCTCCTATAGGCATTATTTACTGTCTAACTGGGTTGAGATTATAACACTTTACGGAGATTGGTACGACTTTATAAATGATGAATATCAAGAAAACAGAGTGATAACGGTAATCGATAGGCACAAAATTGTTGATGACAGACCTAATCCGAGTTACTTCGGTTATCCTCCTATCTTCCATGTTCCCTGGAGAAAGAAGCAAGATAACCTCTGGGGCATGGGTCCTCTCGACAATCTCGTCGGTATGCAATATCGACTCGATCACGTCGAGAATATGAAAGCAGACGTATTTGATCTCGTTACATATCCCGTACAGAAAGTAAAGGGGTTTGTACAAGATTTCGTATGGCAACCCGGAGAAAAGATCTTCGTCTCTGAAGATGGAGATGTTGAGATGATTGTACCCGATGTACAAGCTCTCAACGCTAATCTGGAGATACAGCATCTCGAACAGCAAATGGAAGAGATGGCTGGTGCTCCCAGAGAAGCCATGGGCTTCCGCTCTCCCGGTGAAAAGACTAAATACGAAGTACAGTCTCTCGAGAACGCTGCTGCTCGTATCTTCCAACATAAGATAAAACAATTTGAAGAGCAAATGTTAGAGCCCTTGCTCAACGCGATGCTCGAACTAGCCCGCCGCAATATGACAGGACCCACCACAATCCGCGTCATGGACGACGAATTTAAGCTCGCTACTTTCCAAACCTTAACTGTAGATGACATTACAGGTATAGGCCGTATAAGACCAGTAGCAGCTCGTCATTTTGCAGAGCAATCAGTCTTAGTACAGAACTTAACTAATCTCGCTGGGTCTAACCTATGGCCTACAGTACAACCACACATCTCAGGTATTAAACTAGCCAAGATGTTTGAGAAGACCTTCAACATTGAAGAATACGAGATGGTTGTTCCTTACATAGCTCTCGCAGAACAAATGGATGCACAGAAACAAGCACAAGCTCTCGAAGAACAATTACATCAATACACCATGACTGCGACAGGCATGAATGGTGATTACGATATGGATTTCTCACAAGACTTACAACAACAGCAGCAAGGACAATCTAATGTACCTGGGATGGACCAAACATCTCAAAAGCCCTAAAGAACAAGAAGAATTTTCTAAATACATAAGAGGTTCTAAAGCCCTATTTGAGAGATTAAAACAAATTGTCGAAGAAGAGAAACAAACAATTGAGATTACTTCTCTTGATTTTGATAATCCTAATTGGGCAATTAGAGAAGCCTTTAACAAAGGACAACACCAGTCCTTAAACAAAATACTCAAAATAATTAATATCGAGGACAACCGATGAATGATTTAATGTTAGACAATAACAGCAACACTGATTTACAAAAGTTAATAGACGAAGCAAAAGCTGACCCCGTTAAATTTGCTCAACGTAAATACGATGCAGATAAGTATGTCGATATGCTCACTAGACAAAAAGATGAGATGAGAGATGCCTATCTTAGGCTCCAAGAGGAATCAAACTCTAGAGCCACCAAAGCTGACCTAGAAACTCTCGCGACCCAGATGAGAGATCTTACGAGTAACAACAACCCTACCGTGAAAGAAGAGACTAAACCAGCTATAGATCCCAAACAGATTGAAGATCTCATTTCTTCTAAACTCTCTCAAATTGAGGAGAACAAGAAGAGAGTGGACAACTTCAACTCCGTTAAGAACAAACTCGTAGAGAAGTATGGTGAAAACTACCATAATTCTCTCAAACAACAACTAGATGACTTGGGGATGTCTTCCTCAGAGTTAACTGAATTAGCTGAACGCAATCCTCGTCTTGTATTCAAGACATTGGGATTAGAGGCACAACAAGAGACCAGGACCCGGGACTTCTTTACTCCTCCTCGCTCACAGCAAAATACTACTGCAGCTCCTCCTCCTCAACAGGAAAGAACTTGGTCGTATTATCAGCAACTCAAACAGACAAACCCACGATCATGGATGTCTCGCGAAACACAACTTCAAATGCACAATGATGCTCTTCGTCTCGGAGATAAATTCGAAGATGGAGACTATTCTAAGTATGCGAAGGATGCGCGCATCAAATTCTAACTTAACTTAAACTTAACTTAAAGGAGAAACATTATGGCTGGCTTTATGGACGCCAACACAAATTTTCTCATCAGGACTAATCTTTGGTCTCGTACGATCAAAGAACTGCTCCTCGATGAGTTAAATGCCATGAAGTTTGTCCGAATTATCTCAGATTTTCCCGATGGATACCAGATTAACATCCCATCGATTGGTGAAGCTGAAGTTGCACCCTTCACAGAAGGACAGGCCATCAAGTACAACGCGATGGATACTGGTAACTTTACCTTTAGCTTCGATAACTATGTTTACTCTGCCAATGCCATTTCGGAGAAGTTCAAGAGAGATAGCTACTATTCAGCAGACGTTATTGCTGCTTTCGTTCCACGACAACATCGTGCAATTATGGAAGCTGTAGAAACGAACATTCTCGCTAAAGCTAATTCGGGTCAAACTGCATCGGCAACAAACATTATTAACCTCGCAGATCACAGGTGGGTAGGCTCGGGTACATCCCAGGCTATTACATTCCAAGACTTTGCACGAGCACGCTACGCCCTCACAAAGGCTAACGTTCCTCTGACCAATCTCTGTGCTATTGTAGATCCTTCTGTTGCATACACCCTCGAAACTCAGACTAACGTTGTGAACTTGCTCTCGCCTGTTCCCACGTGGAATGACATTCCCAAAGAAGGTCTCGTCACAGGTTTCAAGTTCAGGTTCTCGGTCTTTGGTTTCGACATTTACGAATCAAACTACCTCCCTGCTATTGCTTCAGAAACCATCTCAGGCGTAACAGTAACTAGTGGTGTAGCTAACTTCTTCTTCTCAGCGGCTCCCGGTGACACTCTCCCATGGGTAGGTGCCTTCCGTCAGATGCCCACTGTCTACTCGGAGTTCAACAAAGATCTCCAGCAGGAAGAGTACGCTACGTTCGCTGAATGGGGCTTCAAGCTCTATCGTCCAGAGAACATGGTTACGGTTCTTACCTCGACCTCTGTGGTCCCAACCTAATATAGGAGAAACACAATGGTCGCAGGAACTTGGCTTAACCAAGATGGATTGCATCTGCAGTTTGGTACGCAGAAAGCAATCCCAGAAATGGCAGGTGACTACCTCATTTACGGTGAAAACCGTGAAGTTGAGGCTCTAGTCCCTCTCGTTCCTTATCTCGCAGGCAGCGGTGCTACAGCAGTACCCGCTCCGCCTACATCATTCTCAGGAACCACTACAGCAATTGCAGCGGGAATTCAGTCTCTCACGACTTTCTTCCCTCTTCAGGTCACTGCCCCTAATACAGGTGGTACTACGATTACGATGCTCAACCCTCAGCTGTTCATTGAACAGGTAGAGGTTGTGCCTCTCATCACTGCTACTGGTGGTACTTCAATCTCAATGGGTCTCGTTACCGCGTCATCTCCCGCAGATGCCGGTACTAACCCCGCAACGTTTGTTCAGGTAACCCCGAACAACGGTGTACAGATTCTGAATGCTCTGCTCACTGCAACAATGGCAACGAGTGTCGGAAAGACCACGTGGACCGCCCCTGGCGCCACTGGCTTTAACTCCGGTGCTACAAATGCTGCTGGCGGTGGTACGTGGATTGGCATCAACACCCCGTTGGTGACTAATACACTCACCCCACTTCCAACGAATGCATGGTTGTCTACTATTGCTTCTGGCTCGTTTACTAACGGTCTCATCAAAGTCCGTATTAAGTACACGATCTACGGCAATATCAATCAGTAATTATACTTAAGCAAGGGAGGCTAATCCCTCCCTTGTCTTACTGAAAGGACTATAAATGGTTGATCAATCACGTCAAGTTGACTTAGGTGGTAATGACCTAATCGTCAATAATCTTCGTGTAGGCGCAACCGCCCCAGGTCAGCAGGGAACTGCTATTGACGTAGGTGGATCGCTTACTCCTCCTGCAGGTACAGCCACGGTAGCTCCGTTGGTTTTTACTGCAGGTACAAATCTTACTACCGCTTCCGCAGGTGCTGTTGAGTTCGATGGTACTGCATTTTATGCAACTTCTGTTGCTTCCGCAAGACAACAGGTAGACGCAGAACAGCTGATTATCGCAACAGCAAACAGCGCTACTTACAACAACACAGGTTTGGATACAGCTGCTGCTGCTCCAGTCTTTACTGCAACTACCAATCCTTCCATTACTAATGGTGCGGTTACTCTGGTAGCAGGTAAGACCTATATATTTGAATTCCTGTATAACTTAACTAATACAGGAACTACAGCACATACATGGGCAACTCTGTTCGCAGGTACTGCTACTTTCAGTGCTGGTACAAATTACCAGGTCTTTGGAAATAGCGGAACTACAGCAAATACGCCATCCACTGGTGGTCTCTCTGGTTTCATTTCGAGCACCACAATGTCAACAGCTGTTGTTGCAACTGCATCGTCAACATCTGCAACTGAACAGGTTGCTATTGAAGGCTATGGTGTGTTTGTTGTTAATGCTGGTGGAACAGTAATTCCTCAGCTCAAAGCAAGTGCACGTCCAGGCGCAACAGGTACTCCCGGTGTTATTCTTCTCGCAGGTTCTTATTTCCGTGTATGGGAAATGGGTTCAGGTGTAGTGGGTAACTGGAGCTAGTATATGTCTAAAATAACATTAGCGAGTGTGGGGAGTATTGATAATACTCTCATCGCTGCAATAAACAGTAACAATGCTGTCTTAACGACAGCAATGGATAACACTCTATCTAGAGATGGTACTTCTCCTAATCCCATGGAAAGTAACCTAGATATGAACAACAACCAGATTCTCAATCTCCCTTCACCCGCTACTGTTAACTCTCCTGCTCGTCTCATTGATGTTGTAAGCAACCCTAGCATAACAGTACCTCCCGTAGGTACTTCAGGTGCAGTGGTTGGTCTCCTCAACGGTAACAACACCGTATCAGGAAATAACACTTACAGCGGTACTAGTACCTTTTCTAATACTACTACCTTTAATAACCCCGTAACATTTAATAGCACTATAACTACTACTCCTGCTTTGTTATGGAGAACAAGACTTACAAGTCCTCTCACTCTTTATGTAGACGTAATAAATGGAAGTGATGCTAATAATGGATTAGCTCCTGGAAGTGGACACGCTTTCAAGACTATCCAACACGCTGTGCTGGTGGCAGCTACTGATTATGATTTAGATGGTAATGCACTAACTATTCAACTAGCAGATGGAAACTATCCAGAGAATGTTGCTCTCTTTCCGTATACAGGAAGAGGAAATGCAGGACACACCGGTCCTATTTTAATAGTGGGAAATACAGGTTCTCCTGCTAACGTTACAGTAACTAGCAATTCTCTCGCCTGCTTTACTGCGGTAGAGTGTGGTTATTTTGAATATGATTTTCAGGGAATGACACTTATATCTAATAGTGTAGGAGGGGCTTGTCTTTTAGCAGATGCTGGAGGTTGGATTTATGGAGATAACATTATCTTTGGTACGTCTAATTCAGGAAACCACTGTAATGCAGAGAACGGTGGAATAATTGAACTAAACTCTTACACCATCTCCGGTAATGCGCAAAATCATTATTTCGCTACATCAGGAGGAGAAATAATAGTTACAGGCGCTGGAACAATAACATTAGTAAATAATCCTACATTCTCCTCAACCTTTGCGTTTACAGATAGACTCGGTTTAATACAGTGTCCTTCTACCCAAGTCTTTACGGGAACAGCTACAGGTACAAGATACTCAGCAAATGCTAATTCTGTAATATGGACTAACGGAGCTGGAGCAACCTTCTTCCCAGGAACAGTAGGAGGCTCAACAGCTACTGGAGGTCAATATGTCTAAAATAACCTTAACTAATCTCGCTAACTTAGAGAATGAGAATACTGCTATTAATGCCATTAATAGCAATAATGTTACTCTAACCACAGCTTTTGATAACACCTTGTCTAGAGACGGCACATTACCCAACGTAATGAATGCTACTCTCGACATGAATAATAATCAAATACTAAACCTACCTACTCCTGCTACAGTAAACTCTCCCGCTAGACTCATAGACGTAGTGAGCAATCCTACTCTCTCTGTTCCTCCTACGGGAACATCAGGACATGTTGTTCCTTTCTTAGACACTAACAATACCTTTTCAGGTATTAATACCTTTGCTTCTGCTACTTTTACTAGCGTTACTACTCCTTCTCTAGTTCTCAATGGAACTACTCTTAACAGTGTTACAGGAACAGGTGCGATTGTATTAGCTGCTTCTCCTACAATATCAGGTACTCTACAAATACCTACAATTGCAGGAGGCTCTGCAGCATCATCAATATTAACTATTCAAAGCACGACTAGCGTAGGTACTACTGATGCTATTGTCTTTCAGGTAGCCACTCAAGCAGAAGTAGCGAGGTTTACTACTTTAGGTCGATTTGGAGTAGGTACTAATCTTCCTCGAACTAAAGTACAAATAAGTGCTAATACTTCAACAGCTCCTTTAAATCAAGGTGGTAATCTTTTGATGATTACCGCAGCTGATACAGTGTCGAGCGGAATACAGTTAGACACCTTTGGAACCGGGGCTTTTCCTCAAATAGTTTTTAGAGGAGCCCGAGGTACTGGAGCCAGCCCATCAGCTCTCCAATTAAACGATCTTTTGTTTAATGAGACTATGCTTGGTTTTGATGGAACTGCGTATCAACAGTCTACATCAATTCAGGGACAAGCTAATGAAAACTTTTCTACGGGACATCATGGAGGAAACTTACTCTTCTTTACTACTCCTGTAGGAGGGTCTATTACAGAAGCTCTGCGTATCAATGGCAGTGGAGGAGTAGGTTTAGGCACAACAGTTGATCCAGGTGCAGGTAGTCTCTTAGCTACTGATGTCTACACCAATAACACAAACTTCTTAATACGTACTAAAGTTACTCTTGCTAACGGAGCTGGCGCTCAAACAGGAACTTTAACAAATGCTCCTGCTGCTGGTAATCCCACTAAATGGATCTCTGTTGATGACAACGGAACAACTCGAAAGATCCCCGCATGGTAACTCTCGAACAACGTTTTAAAACATTACTCGGTGAATATGCATTCACCGTAACTGCTCTTCAACATCAGATTGAAGAGCTTCAAAGAGAACTCAAAGAATTGAAAGAAAAGCATGAAACAAACATATAACGAGTCAATGAAGTATGTATATGCTGATGAAGGAGGTTACTCCAACGATGTTGGAGACGCTGGTGGCCCAACTAATTATGGAATTACGATATGGGACGCTCGAAAGTACTGGAAAGCTAACGCCACTGCAGCTGACGTTAAGTCCATGCCCAAAGAAGTAGCTGCTCAAATTTACGAGGAACATTATGCACACCCACTTGCATATGATCAATTACCCGCTGGTGTTGATTATGCTATTCTGGACTATGGCATTAATAGTGGGATTAGCAGATCTACTAAAGTTCTACAAAGGTTGGTAGGAGTCCCTGTGGATGGAATTATGGGTCCCGCTACTCTTGGTGCTACTAGTAAGTTCAATAGCGTGGATCTTATTAATAAGATATACGATGAAAGAGTAGAGTTCCTCAGAGGACTAGGCAAACCTCAGTTCATGAAAGGCTGGCTCTCTCGTTGTAACCGAGGACGTAAGAATGCTCTCTCAATGGTAAACAACTACTCTCATATAACAGTCACCCCAACAACTCCCACAACTAAACCTTCTCTGTCTTTCTGGCAGATGCTCTTCAACTTCTTATTCGCAAGGAAACACTAATGTCAATCTTCACTGGAATCTCTAAAGCCTGGTCTACTTTCGAAGGCTGGGTAGCCAAGATTACCCCTGGTATTAAAACTGAATTGGTAGCTCTCTTAGGAGGTATAGGTAACCTCGCAGCTGCAGGTCAGGAATATATCACTAACGTCCCCACCAATAAGTTTATTACTGGTGAGCAGATTATGTTGGCTAACTTCGTATTCTTCACTCTAGCTTTCTGGCTCCGTAATATCAGCTCACGTGTTGCAGCTAATCCCTAATGTGGTCTTTACTCCTAGGACTAGTTCCTGGTCTACTGAGTACGGTTAATGGCATTACTAATGCTATCTCCAATGAGAAGATAGCACTTATTAATGCCAAGACCAAAGAAGAACAGATAGCATCTCAAGAGCGTATAAACACTCTCACTGCCCGTAGAGATGTCTTAATAGCAGACTCTTCTCGGTCTTCCTTAGATATGTGGATACGGTTAGGTTACTCTATCGGTCCCATCTATATTCTCAATAAGATATATCTCTACGATAAAACCTTTGATGGTACTACTACTCTATCTCCAGAACTCTGGAACGTTATAATGGTTACCATAGGCTTCTACTTCTTACATTCAACTGCTTCTCTCTTCAGGAAATAATACAATGATGAATATGACTCTCTTACAGATGACTCAAGACATCTTATCTTCCATGGGATCAGATGAGGTAAACTCTATAGGAGACACCATTGAGAGTATGCAGGTTGCTAACATCATTAAGAATAAGTATTTTGATGTTATAAATAGAGCTGACTTACCAGAGCATTATAAACTCTTTCAGTTAAACCCTTCTCTTGACTTCTCATCTCCTGTCTTGATGTATGTCCCCTCAGAAATAAATAGCATTAAATGGATTAAATACTTTGATACCAATGTCCAAGATGGAGCATCTCTCCAGTCATCACAGTTTGGCTCATACCATCATGATCTCAATGTCGATCTGGTTCCTTCTGGGTGGTCTACTACTTCTACTACTTCTAATACCATAGGATTAGGAACTGTTACATGGACTGTAGCTGGAGGTCTCAACATCTCTCCCAACAACACTGCTACAGCTACAGCTACCCCAGGCAATACAATGTCTGGAACAGTAACTAGCTACAACGGTACACAGCTTACTCTCAACATTACAGCTATGCAGGGATCAGGTACATTCTCTAGCTGGACTATAGCTCAAACAAATGCAGTGGGAACAGCACCTGGGTATGTAGAAGTTTGTATTGTTCCTCTACGTGATTTCTTAGAATATGTTAATAGGTTTAATCCCACTGATCAGGATGTTCTCTCTTATACATTTCAAGAGAATGGATATAAGTTTAAGATCTATTACAAGAATGATCATAGACCTACCTATTGCACTGTAATAGCTAATTCCTTTGTCTTGTTCGATACTTATGATGGAACACAGGACAGTACGCTTCAGGGTTCTAAGACTATGTGCTGGGGAGAAACATTTCCCAATTTCTTACTCCAAGATAACTTCATACCTGATCTAAATGACCAGCAGTTTCCCCTTCTCTTTAATGAAGCTAAGGTAACAGCATGGTATGAACTACGACAACTCCCTCACCAGAAAGCTCAGAAGGAAGCTAACATTCAATGGACTTCAGTTCAGAAGGAGAAGTCTGTTTCTGGTAAACCCACACACTTTCAACAGCTCCCTAACTTCGGTAGACGGATAGGAAGAGCAGGATACGCACTCTATGGTAGCTATGACTACGATTTCCCTCACACCGCGTAAAGCAATAGCCAAGGATAAAGTTCTCTTGTCTAATGAGAGAGTCTTTAAGCTTACTTCTCTCAATAACTCTCCCAAGAATTCTAAGGGAATGACAGATCCCCGGTTATTTACGGGAGAGAATAAACTCTGTATCCGCTGCGGTCCCGGTAACAATCTCTGGACCTTTTTTTATACGGAAGGAATGGTTCCCCCTCGTCTTCAACAGAGATTTACTTCTTATCAACAAGCTTTCAACTTTGCTCACTCCTATTTCAAAGGACGTAACGTTCTCCTAGAAGAAGATATTGATGCCTCTGCAGCCCTCCTTCATTAATAACTTTACTAAAGGTTTAAAGACAGAGTTCACTGGACTTAACTTTCCAGAGGATGCTGCCTATGATACTGACAACTGTGTCTACACTCTCATAGGAGATGTAATACGTAGATCAGGCATAGATTACGAGGATAACTTCGCTCTTCATGCAGTTAATCGTACTAATGCAGCTATCAGCTCTTATAAATGGAATAATGCAGGAGGAGACGGTAATACTCAAGTAGTAGTAATCCAGGTAGGACATATCCTCTATTTCTATCAGTCTTCCAATGCTACTACTGTTTCTCCTCTCTCAACCACTCTCCTAGCTACCACAGTAGACATAAACAACTTTCTAGCACTCAACTCTACTGCTACTCCCTCTTTAACTGAATGTCAGTATGCAGTGGGTAATGGTTATCTCTTTGTCTTTCATCCCAATTGTGATCCCTTTTATGTAACCTTTTCTCCGAGTGCAATAACTGCTCTAAAGATTGATTTAAGGATAAGAGATTTCTTAGGTGTTCCTGAAACTATTGCTGATAACTTCAGACCCTTAACCTTAAGTGCAGAACACAACTATAACTTAGTAAATCAAGGATGGACTTCAGGTACTGCTTGGACTTGTTCATTTAATGCAGGTACTTCAAATGCGTGGCCCATTAACAATGGAACAGGAGGTTCTTGGACAGGAAACATAGTAAGTCAAACAAACACTACTTCAGTTACTGTTGGGTCTATTATAAGTGTAACTGCACAGATGTTCAATGGTGTAGCTTTTAATAACTTCTTAACGACTATGACGGGGGTTGTTACTGCTTACTCTACTCCTTTTACTTCAATAACAATAACAGTTCAAACCAATAACAATAACAGTGCTTTTTCTTCTTATACGAATGCAAATGCTAGTTTATCTAGCTTAGGTCAAATCAATACTTGGTTCACTAACATTCATAACTATCCCTCTAATTCAGATGTATGGTGGCTCTATAAGAATAGTAGTGGTGTTTTTGATCCTCTGGGTACAATAGCAAACGTACAGCAACCTTTCTCATCAGCACCCAAAGGCTACTTTGTTTTAAATGCTTTCAATCAAGATCGTACCACTGCCTCTAGCATTGGTGGAATAACCGCAATAACAACTACAGCTAGACCTTCTACAGGATGTTGGTTCCAAGGCAGGATCTTTTACGCAGGAGTTAATGCTTCTCAACCCGCAACTGGAGATGAACCTTTTTATACCTGGACTGAGAATATATACTTCTCTCAGATTGTAGAAAGAACCAGTCAGTTTGGTAACTGCTTCCAAGCTAACGACCCTACTTCTCAGAATCTTTTTGATATCTTACCTGATGATGGAGGAGTAATATCTATCCCAGGATCAGGCAATATCTATAAACTCTTCTCTCTTAAGTTTGGTCTTCTTGTACTAGCTGCTAACGGTATCTGGTATATAGGAGGAAGCTCTGGAATAGGCTTTACAGCTACAGACTTCTCTGTAACAAGAATATCTGCCATCCAGTGTATCTCAGGAACATCAGTAGTAGATGTACAAGGATTTCCGATGTTCTGGAATGAAGAAGGTATCTACTACGTGGCTCCGTCTCCACAAGGAGGTTCAGCACGTAGCCCCGATATTGCACTAGAGGTTACTAATCTCTGTCTGGGGTCTATATTAACATTCTACGCTAGTATTCCCCTACAGAGTAAGAAGTTCGCTAGAGGAGACTACAACCCTCTGTCTTATGTAGTACAATGGTGCTATAGGTCTACTAACGAGAATACTGTAACAGACAGGTATCAGTTTGATAAGATCTTAAACTTCAATACAGCCAATAAAGCTTTCTATCCTTGGACTATAGGCAATTCAGGTACTTCTCCTTTTATTCATGATATAAGATACGTAGCTGGTCCCGGAGGAAGTACATCTCCTGATCCTACCTTCAAGTATCTTTCCTCTGTCTCCAGTGGGAATACCTACAACTTCACCTTCTCTGAAGAGAGAGATGACGTTAATTGGATGGATTGGTTCTCCTCCTCTTCTGCAGATTATACTAGCTTCTTTACTACTGGTTATCATCTAGGAGGTAAAGGAATACTCAAGTTCAATCCTCTCTACCTCTTTGTCTACTCTAATAATCTAACTAACACTCAATATAAAGTTCAGGGTATCTGGGATTATGCTGTCAATAGGAATTCCAATAAATGGGGGTCTATTCAATTAGTTACCAATAACTTCTCCACCTCGAACTTTAATAAAACTTTCAGGAGACATAAGATAAGAGGACATGGTTACGTGCTTCAATACAAGATACAATCTGTATCAGGACAACCCTTTGATATTCAAGGGTGGACTGTTGCAGAACAACCTAATATGGCTCCCTGATGAATTTCGGTGATCTCTTCTCTCAAGGTAATATAGGAACTACAGCCGGTGGTATAGGCGCTGGTGTAGGATTAGGCTTCTCTGCTTTCGGAGGCTATGAGTCTTATCAAGGAGCTAAAGCAGAAGCAACTGCTTCAAAGAACATAGCTGGTCTGGAGATACAGCAGGATGCTGTACGTAGGCAAGCAATGGAACTCTCAGCTCAACGTCAAGAGATGCAGAACTTACGTCAAACCCAACGTGCTCGATCTATGGCTTTAGCTACCGCTACCAATCAAGGAGGACAGTATGGTTCTGCCTTAGGAGGAGCATATGGTCAGATCTCCGGAGGAGCAGGAGTAAATCAGCTGGGTATTACTCAAGCTCTACAGTCTGGTGAGCAGATGTTTGCTCTCAACGCTCAGATAGACCAACAGAAGATGGCTATTGCAGATGCCAAGACACAACAAGCAGAAGGTGCAGGTATATCTAGTTTTGGTAAATCTCTCTCCGGCTCTATAGATCCCTTAATGAGATTGGGAATGTTAGGGGCATCGTTACTTTAATGCCTATTAATCTAGCTCCTGAAGCTCAAGAAGACCAACCCACTATTAACTTAAACGTTAATCCTTCTCCCGAACTATCTCAAGATGTGATCGAGAGGAGATCTACTAATGCTGCCTTCGGTCTCTCCGATAAGATAAACAAGTCTAAAGACGATTATTATCGTGCTTTAGCTATGGGTAAAGAAGGAGAATTAAGACAAGAAGTAGCTTCTAATCTAGACTATCAGAAGACTCTCAAGAGATACGATGCTATTAATGATTTAGCTAAATCAAGGGGATCATTCTTATCTCCCGATGATTTAAACAATCTCAAGAACTTCATAGATACTCCTCCTGTTGATCCTTCTTCTGTAATAGAACATAACTATGCCAATGAATATGTTGATGTCTTAAAGAAGACTTCTCCTTTTGGCTGGTATGATAAAGCACGTCAAGATAATCCTGAACTCGTACAACAAGTAGAAGAACAGGGTAAAGGTCTTCTCGCTATGCGTGAATACGCACGTACGCGTAGGGAGAATGCAGAGAGTGTTGAACATCAACAGGGATGGATACCGTGGTCATTAGACAGAGCAAAAGAACTCTTCCCTGGCTACACAGAAGCTAAACTCAGGGGTAACGTTCCTGGGTCTTCATTTGCAGGTCTCTTGGGGAGTCAGCTCAACAGAGACGCTCTCACGCTCCTACAATCTAAAAACTTAGAAGAGTTTAGATCTAAGTTCGATCCTGTAATGGATCGTCTAGAGAAGGATGATCCTGCTCTTGCAGCACAGTTTGCTCGTGCAATAGAAGGAGCATCACAAGATGAAACAGTTCTCTCCAATCTCTTCTCTGCTGCTGATATTGCTGGTCTCTATGGAGCAGGTAAAGGTGTAGGAGCTTTAGGACGTAAGCTCTTAGGCAAAGCCGTAGAAGCTAATGACGTAAGACAAGCTGTTAAAGAGATGGTTAAGTCCAATGCAGCTACTGATACACAACCTCCTGAAGTAGTAGCTAATGCAGCTGCAGGAGACTTAAATAAAGCTTCTACTGAGAAGATTGCTCAAGATATTACCTCAGAAGCTAAAGGAACTCTTGATCCAGCTAAAGATGGAGTAGAGAGACTTACTTCTCATCTTGTTGCTGATAGAGATAACATGATCACTACCTTTGGTAGATATGGTCAAGAGATTGTCAATAGAGTTAAAGAAGACTACTCTGGCTTCATACAGAAGGTGGAGAAAGCATTACCTGATCTCACTAGAGTAGAACGTATTCCAGAAGTAATAGCACGTAAAGAAGCTATCCAAGCAGTCAAAGAAACCATTATCAAATCTTACCCTGTCTCCGTACAGAACTCTATTCTCGATATTAACTCTACTCTCCTACAGAATATAACACGTAATGCTCTCACGAATACTTATGACATTGTATTAGCTATAGGAAGACATACAGGAGAATACTTCTTATCTCGTGCAGAAGCTGAACAAGCTGCTGAACGCATGGGATTAGTTAATCCTACTATTGTCCCTAAGGGATGGGCTTATTATATTGCTCTCAAGCATCCTATGCCCGAGACCTCTAATGTCGTAAGAGACCTACTCCTCACTACTAAATCTTCAGAAGAACCTAAAGGTCTCCTCAATAACTTCATAGGTTGGTTAAGGACTCCCGAAGAAACTCTCTCCTTCGAACACAGAGCCAATCGTAAAGCTGCTGTCTATACTAATTCTGTTGTAATGAACGTAGCTAAAGACGAAGCCAAGCAAATAAGACAGCTCACTAGATTTGCTGTCCAAGGTACTTCTAAATATCAAAGGTTTAAGGATTGGGAGAAAATCTTAAACTTACATAAGTCTACTCCAGATCCTGTAACTGGATTACCCGGAAAGTTTGTAGACTCTCCCGCAGAGTTAGGGGGAGACTATATGACACATATAGGTCGTGCTCCTGAAACTGATGAAGTACGAGCTTACTTCGCTTATAAGCGTTTAGTAGAATTAGATAGGATTACAAGAGAGTTAGACCTCTTTAAGTATATGCACCGTATGGGTGCTCAAATGCACTCAGTGAAGCTCGGAGATGAATTCTCCCCTGCTTTTGCTGGTGTACGTCGTAACATCTTTCCCACAGGTACTCAAGATACTATCGCTGTCTTAGGAGACAGTAAAAATACCACCGTAGTAGGAACGATAGGTTCTAAGGGTTTATCTACTTCCACTATTGAGAAACTAGCTAAAGAAGTATCAGAAGGTAAGAAGTTTGTAATTGAACCCTACGATACAGATGCTCGTCCTTTATCTGAGTTCTTAGACAATCCCCATAACATCAGATACATCGTAACTGACTTCGCAAAGACGGAGGGTCTGCCTCTGGGCAATCTAATTCCCCGTAGAGAAGGTGGTCACTTTGTCTATGGAGAAGGTACTAGAGGCTATAGCCACTGGATTAAGCAAGCTAATATGACTTTCAATCCTTATACCAAGATGAATAGGTATGAAGGAGACACCACTGTAATGGCTCTCATGAATAGAGCTATGGGTAAGGATATAGCAGAGCATTTAGACAATATAAGACTAGCCATCAAGAACAAAGACTTAGCTGCTGCAAAGAATATTGCAGATACTAAACTAGCAGACATAACCTGGAAAGAGATTAAGTCTTGGTTCGAACCTCAGATCTCTCCAGAAGGAAAGAAGCTCCGTCCTCGTCTCAATCTGAATGAACCCATCCAAGTAGTAGCTGATGGGGAGACTATTGCTTCTCGTAATAACGAATTAGCTAATAGATACGTCAGGACAGACAAGAAGGGTAAAACGCTCTCTACCTTTGAAGATGGTACTAAGCACGGTAACATGGCCCGTCAGTTTCAGATTGAATATACTGGGCGTAGAGATGCTTACGAAGTATATACCATGAAGGACGTAGGTTCAGCTAACAATCCCATCTACAAGTATGAACCCGCTAAGTTTGTTGATCCTATTCCCACGATGAATAGAGCTCTCTCCAAAGCTGTAAATAGCTTATGGATGGATGATTATAAGCTTTATTCAGTAGAACACTGGCTCAAGAGTGCAGAGAACTATCTCAAAGAAGACTGGAGAAATGCTCCTTTCTGGGCTTTCCAGAATGCTGAGTTTCTCCCCAACACTCCTAAAGATGTCTTAAACAGACTAGAAGACTCCCGCTTTAAGATTAAACAACTCTGGGGTGTTCCCTCTAGGTTACAGGCTACGTTAGATCTAACTGCACAGAATTTAGCTGATACCATCTACAGGAAGTTTGGGCCTGAAGGTGATCCTCTTACTCAGATAGCTAGAAGAACAGGTCTTGCTAAACCGCATACTGTAGTTCCTTCTCATATGTTATCTCGTGTTACCAAACCCATAGATTTCTTACATGCTGTAACTTACCACGCTACTATAGGTCTCTTTGCTATTCCTCAGTTCTTAGTACAGAACATGACTTATGCAACTATCCTAGGAATATCAGGAGGAGAGATGGCTGGTAAAGGCATGATTGGTGCCACGCTCTCTCAGTATGCACGTATCAACTCGCATCCCAATATTCTCCGTAACTTAGATAAGATTGCTTCTAACTTCGGATTTAAACCAGGAGAATGGTTAGAGTCTCACAACTCAATGCTCTCCACTGGATTTCACAACGTAGGGGGAGAACATATCTTAAGAGACTCCTTCTACGCTCCCAAAGTAATATCTAACGGTTTCCAGCAGTTCCTAGACATGGGTCAGGTTTTCTTCAAAGAAGGTGAGCGCAATGCTCGCTATGGAGCCTGGCATACAGCTTACTCTGAGTTCAAGAGAGATAATAAACTCTTAGGTGCTCTGTCTAATCAAGATAGACTATCTATCTTAGAACGAGCTGATCTCCTATCGGGCAACATGACTAAAGCCTCTAAGTCTACTCTTCAAATGGGAGTAGGCTCCTTCCCCTCCCAGTTCTTGTCTTATCAGATGAGACTTGCAGAACAGTTTTTAGGACATAGATTAACAGGAGTTGAGAGAGCAAGACTCTTCGGCACTTATGCTGTCTTATTTGGAGTACCCACTGCAGCAGGTGTAGCCGGTATTCCTTTTGGAGAGATGTTTAAGAAATATGCTCTTGAGAACTATGGATATCAAGTGGGAGACAACTGGATTACTTCTACCTTTATGCAAGGATTACCTTCTGCTATGGGAGCTATGGCTACTGGTAACTGGTATAACGTAGGAGAGAGATTAGGAGCACCTGGATTAGATGTCTTCCGTGATATTCTCGAAGGAGACAAGTCATGGTGGCAGATGGTAGCAGGAGCTTCTGGATCTATGATGGAAGGTACTTGGTCTCATTCAGAAGGCTTGAGATCAGGTCTGCTTTCGTTACTGAGAGGAGATTCTATATCAGGTCACTCTCTAACCCCCGATGATTTTGTCGAGCCCCTGAGGCAGATAGCCTCTGTAAGTAAAGGTATGCAAGTAGCAGCAGCTATCAACACTCAACGTTGGATGTCTCGTAATGAAACTTACATAACTGATACTTCTCCTCTCAATGCTATCTTCCAAGGACTAACAGGATTACAGACACAACAAGCACAGGACATAGGAACTGTTACCTGGTCTCTTCACGATAGGAAAGAAAATGAGAAGCATGTAGAGCAGATGTTTGTTAAAGAGTTCCGTAGAGGACTCATATCGATGGACAACAATAGTCCTAACGAAGCAAAGAAGTTCTTTGATAATGCTTCTGCTTATTTAATACTGGGAGACTTCCCCAATGAGAAGATAGCTGAAGCTTACTCTACAGCACTCAAAGCTAATGAGTCTCTCGTCCGTCGTCTTAACTTTGATCTACTCCTCAAGAATGTACCTCCATCCAAGAAAGAATTGTTTATGAGAACTTACACTAATATGTACCGTAGAGGAGAACAGTAATGGCTGCATTCAATCCTTCAGTTCCCGATATGAATGATCCCAATTGGTTGGGATGGTCTAAAGCTATACAGCAACCAGAGGGAGATAAATCTAAAGGTGTTCTCTTTAATGCTGTGGGAGATACTCTAGAATCAGGTCTCAAGATAGGTGATAAGCTCGTACAGAAGTACGCTGAGAATGAAGTAGAGAAACAAGCTCAGCCTATTGTAGATGAGCAGATGAAGAGCATGCAAGCTCAATCTACTGCCATTAAAGAGAATAGGCCATTAACTCAGAATGACTTGATGCAATATGCTCAAGATGATTCTCAACCCAAAGGAATAGACACAGCAATAGGCAGAGCAGAAAGTTTAACTAATGCTCGTGCCAATGGCAAGCTCTCTGAAACAGACTACTGGGGTAAGCTCTACTCTACCCTCAAAGATGTACGATCCCACTACCCAGGATATCGTCAATACATAGACCAGGAGATGGAGAGAGTAACAGGTAAGAACGTAGCTAATGCTTATATGACTTCTCTCTTGGGAGACATCAATGCTGCTATGTCTAATACACAGAAGGATCAAGAACATATTGCAACAATGTTTCGTCAAGCTATTGATAAAGGTGTCCCTAATGCAGCTAATGACTTCGATATGTTTAGGTCAGGTAAGATGGATGCTTCTCAAGCACTTCATAAGCTGAATGATTATTATGCTAAAGATTATCAATATAAAACAATACAACAAGGAGCAGAAGTCCGTAAACTAGGACGAGAAGAAGAAACTATTCAGGCTAAAGATATGGCTGATATGTTAGCTAACAAAGGAGCCGCATCCTACTTCTCTGCTTTGTCTCCTACAGAAACTCAATTCAACAGTGTTGTTCAAGGAGTACGTTCAGGACAAGATATATCTCCCGATCAAGCTCAAGCTTTCTCCACTCAGATAGCTACCTCTAAGTTACAAGCAGAGAGACAGCTCCGTAAGGATTTCAATGATCCTCGTCAAGGTATGGGAGGAAGATCTATAGCTTCTATCATAGGACCAGAAGAGACTAAGAAGAGAATAGAAGCACAGCTTCAAGACTTTGATGGTCTATCTAATCTCATGACTAACAAAGACTACGGTCTTGTTCATGCTGCATTTAACGCACAGAAAGCTATTACTTCTGCAGATCAGCTAGGTCTATTAAAAGATCAGACTATGGGAGGCTTCTTCAGACTTCAAGCTTCTATGAAGGACATGTCTCCTGAACTTCAGAAGCAGATGACTAATTACTTCTTGGATAAGAACTTTGGTCCTCAAGGAATGAACACCTGGATACAAGGTAAGATATCTGAATTTGCTACAGGACAGCCAGGAGCAACCTTAACTCAAGCTGTTAAAGATGTTCAGAAGGAAACTAAACTCTCTGATGGTAACAAAGCTAAGACTTCTCAAGAACTCATTAATTGGGTAATGAAGATAGCTGATCCTTCTACTCCAGACCAAGCTAAGATAAACTTTATTAAGTCTGCTTATGGGTTTGCTAATCTAGACCTCATAGAACAGTTTGAGAAAGGACAATCCCAACAGTCTATCTTCTCTGCCATGACTTCTCCTGAAGTAACTAAAGAGATACGGAAACAGAGTGCTTCTGATCCCTCTCTCTGGTCTGGCTATAAAGAATGGGCTTTACGTTCAGTTAATCAAGTCTTTAATAATGAACTGAGACAGCTCACTGGTCTTACTTCTACTAAAGGTATGGTAGGATGGGATAGCACTAATGGACAGTTTGTTCCTTCTCCTGATCTACAACGTAGACCACAAGAAGGTACACTCTTGATGAGAACTATCAATAGACTTAACTTTGCTCTCCACAATACTGGAGAGATAGCTAAAGCAGAGGGACAAGATCCCAATGCCTATGCTCTACAGATTATGCAACAACTGAACGCTATTAATCCTGATACTATGAAGGGTCTCCCTCAAGAATTCTACGATGCTGTTAATAAGCATAGAGAAGCCGAGAAGAATGCAATAGAACAGCAGAAAGCAGCTCAAGATAAGCTCTTAAAGCCCCGTAAGAAGGATCAGAGTAAACCCTAATGAAGCGAACTCTTGTGAGCGGTAGAGGAGCGTAGCGACTATGCCCATTAGCTTCCCCAACGGTGACTATTATGAGGATCATTTTGACATGCTCTCACAGTCTGTAGCAGCGTCTCCTGTCACCAAAAATGAGCCTCAAGAGGTACAGCAGATGCCTCAAGAGGAACCTAAGCATGCTCAGTTCTACCTAGTACGTCATGGTTCTACCGATATGAATGCAGAGGGAGGTAAGAACTCTGCTGATACTATCCGTGGATGGTCTAATGTACCCTTAAATGATAAGGGAAGACAAGAGGTAAAGGATACTGCAGATGAGCTTAAATCTCATGGCATCACTGCTATTGTCTCCTCTGACTTAGATAGAGCTAAAGAGACTGCACAGATTATAGGAGACTCCGTAGGTGTACGGCCCTCCTTCTCCCATAAGCTTAGACCATGGGACCTAGGAGAGTACACGGGTAAACCTGCAGCTGATTCTGCGCCTGCCCTCCGGGAATATTCACAGAATCCCGATAGAGTAGTCCCAGGAGGAGAGAGCTTTAATACCTTCAAGGATAGAACCTTCGAAGGTCTACGTGAAGCATTTCAACAACATCCCAATGACAATCTAGCTATAATAGCTCACCACAGGACAGATAGACTCCTCAATTCTATGATTGAAGGAGACGGTGAAATACATGAACCTACCTTCATGGCTAAAGGAGAACCTCCAGGATCTTTCCAAAAGATGTCTCGTGAAGACATCATGTCAATGACCCATCAGGAAGAGCAACCTAATACAGCTAAACCTATTATGAATACCTTTGAGAGATTCCTTCATGGAGGTATTTCAGAAGCTATGTATGGTGAAGATCGCTCTGGTCTTGCTAAGGCTCTGTCTTCTCCAGAGGCTAACGCTGCTCTCGGTATGTTCGGGGGTAGATTCTCTCCTGAAGCTTTACTCTCAGCTAAAATAATGGAGAACAAAGGATTCTCTCCTTCTACCATTAAAGAGATGACTGGTCTCGAAAGAGGTGCAGAAGGTATGTGGAGAAAAGAATTCTCCGATGCTAAAGCTAAATTAAATCTCGATAATTTAATATCGACGGGTAAAGGTTTTAAAATAGGTCAATTAGGCGATCTATTAGAGCATGAAGAGTTGTTTAAAGCTTACCCAGAAGCTCGTAGTATGATGGTTAGAATATCAGAAGATCTAAGAAGTAGTGGTGGTCAAAGAGCCAGAGGACTCTATAATCCTGAGTTTAATTTCATAGCTTTAAATAAATCTCTTTCCCCTCAAGAAATGAAGAGCACTCTGATGCATGAGATTCAGCACTGGGTTCAGAGGAAAGAAGGATTTGCTGTTAGCGCTCCCTCTGATTTTCTTCCTGAGTTTAAAGAACAGTTTATTAAAGAAGCCACAGAAAAACTGAAGGGAAATAAATTTGTTAGTCAAAATCCTGAGAGTTTAAGAGATTACGCAGAATACATATTTTATAAAGCTCAGGCTTCAGAAGTAGAAGCGAGAAACACACAAACTAGACTTGGTATGTCTTCTAAAGAACGTAAGAGTTCTTTGGGATCTTCTACTGAAGATTTAGGGAGAGAACACCAAGTAATCTCAGGTAAGCCGAGTGATTACAGATCTCCTTTTGAGTCTAGAGTAAGAGGAAGCGCATCCGAAGGAAGTGGAAGAAGATCTTCTCTGTCTTCTTCAGATATGCAGAATATTATCAATAGATATGATCAAGCTGAAAATAAAGGTAATGTAGTTAAAGAATTAGCTAGTAAGCACAATATGTCTGAATCTCAAATAAGAAGAGTTGTACAAGATCCTCAGAATATTGTGGATAGGTTTGAGCAGGAAATGGGGGATAGGCTTAAGACTATACAAGCAGAAACTAAAGAAAGAGAAAAAGCAGAGAAGCTTAGAGTTGAAAACTTACGTTTTAGAACTCCTGCGCAACGAGATGAAGAGCTTTTAACTAGACTCAAAAGAGAACGATAGTAGCCTAACCATTCAACTAGACACAAAAATACCCCCTGGCTTTCACCAGGGGGTATTTAGTTTTAAGAGGGTTTGTTATTTAGTTGATGGTCGGCTTATAGGTCCACTGCTGGAAAGCAGAGAGAGTAGCCTTACCCTCATCAAGAGTACCGAGGACAACGGTATCCTTGGCAGACTTGTAAGCAGTGTCGAGAACCTTCACTGCAGCATCGAAGCCTGGACGGTCTTCCTTGATGGAAGGATCACGCCAGATGATGCGGTTCGAAGGATCGAAGACCGGCTCATCCTTATTATCCTTGAGGATATACTTACCCGTGAGGATGCGATCCACGAAAGACTGTGCAGTTTTCGGATACTGGTCATTCACGAGACCGAACTGCTTCTCCAAGTTATTGTAGTGAGCATCATTCTCGATAGCGAGTCGACCGAGAATATAGTCTCGCTGAACGCTCTCCGTATTCAAGCTCACAGTCTGATCACAATCGTTGATGCCGTCATAACACGTCCTGTTGAACATTTTCTTCTCCTTCTTCTCTACTACTTGAGGGACAATAGGATTGACTCCTAAATTGTCTAAAGAATACGATACACAAGTATCTGTTGTCGTTACGTAAGGATACGCGTAAGGATACGTATAGAAGTAGAAAGGATAATAATTCATTAGGTCACCTTAGTTTCCTCGTTCTCAATACCAGTTTCTTCAATAGTCTGTGTCTTCTCTTTTGTGTTCTCTTTTGTGAGATCAGCAATTACTTGAGCTGAACTATCGGGTTTAAACTGTAGATCAGCTTCCTTCTCCTTATTTGCAAAGAGCTCTTCACTGTTCTTCTGGTCTTCATTACGCTGTTCAAGGTTATTCATTTCATTCTCCTCAATGTCTAGGTGGCTGTCTTATTCTGTTTCTGTGTCTACTCACTACCTTCGTAGGTACGTTAAACAAACTACCCCTACGATGGTAGCCTACGTGATCTAGCTCTTTCTTGTCTCCTTTGTGAACTAATCCTCTCTTGAGTGCTCTACGACGAGCTTTGTTACGAGCTTCTCTTCTGAGTACCTGGGCTCTTGAGTCCTCCCATTTGTTTTCTTTCATATAGTTGTGTGTCATAACTTAATAGCAATTGCTCCTTTTCTCCAACGTTTCCTATCTTTCTTGATAGTTGTATCCCCTCTTCTACCATTCTCTTCTTGAATGGGATTAGGAGGAGGATAGTCTTCTCCCTTTGTCTTGATGTAAAGAGAGTAAGTATCTTTATCTCTTATGATTTGAAGAGTCTCTACTTCTTCTTCATCCTTCAAGTAATTCATGTTGTAGAGAAGAGGAGCTAGTGTGTCTATTAGATGTCCCTTTGACATCTTTATCTCGAAGGTGCGCATTCCTCTTCTCCTTCTTGGTCTTATCAACTAATAATCTTTCTTTACGGTTTTTAGGGTGATGTCTAATCATAGATGATACCAGAAACTACAAGCTCTTCCAAAACAGATAGAATACAAATAAATATACACTGACACAGATATGGCACCTAAACAAAAGGATAAGAAGAAGAGTTCAAACCTGTTCATAACCCCTCCAGCCATTCTTTGGGTATCTTTTCAATGGCATACTTAAAGCCATACTTCTCACACCACTTAACATATGATCTAACTTCTCTATAAAATACTATTCTTATATCGTACTTAGGATTACATCTCTTCACTGCTCTTAGTTTAGATTTATCAGCAGGTCTAAAGTATCCCTTTAACTCAACGTATATCTTACCCGTAGGTGTCTTGATAGTAAAGTCTGGGGTGTAGTGACCAGCGAGAACATAGGCAATCTTGTCTGACTCATACTCGAACGATACTTTTAGTCTCTTAAGACGCCTATGTTCTGCTTTCTCGAATATATTACGGGGTTTCTTCTTACTCTTTATCAACTTACAATATTACCAAATCTATCAATCTCAGGAACGTCCGGTCTCCTCATAACTTTGGAGAGGTGGACGGGACCATCAGCGTAGAGGAAGGTACGAAGATGGGGGAAGCAGCAGTGTTTGTAAAGGGAATAAGATGCTCGTGTATCGAGTTTAAGGTTTCCAGAGCTGCCGTGTTTGACTTCCTCACACGTGCAAGCTGGTGGAGAACTTTGTTCAACAATACTTCTATATTCTTTAATTCTTCTTTTGATATGTTCTTCTCGTATGTCATGTTCATATAATACCATATGTCCTAGTTGTTTGTCAATAGCTAATAAGTAACCTTTATCTCTCACGGTAACAATAGGGTCTCCGTAAGAAGCCACCACATACCCATCAAGTTGATCCAAGTAGCCAAAGCTATCATTATCTTTGAGAGAGCCATCTTTGAATTTACGAAAAGAAGGGCTGGAAGCAGATTTAACATCCACAACGCACCCGTCGATAACGCAATCTCGGTGACCCTTAACTCCGTCAAGAACCACCTCATCCTGCTCTCCCCTTACATCGTGTCCTGCCGCTTTGGCGAGTGTAATTGCCAATGCTTCAAGTACATGTCCAAACGCAAACTTAACATCAGTCCATGGCGGAAGAGCCTCTGCTTTTTCTGGTGTATGGATGCTACCA